CCACCTACACTTAATTTTCTTACTTTAGCTTTTGGAGTATTAGCTACAACAGTTTTACCTTTACTGCCTTCACGTTTCTTTTTCTTTGCAGTAGACGCTCTTTCGGATTTACTTAAACTTTGAGCTTTTGCTCTAGGTAAACAACGATCTGGATTCTTTTTATCTTTGGAAGTACCACATTTGCCTTTGATATTTCCACTACTATCTATTCTTACCCAATCTTCTTTAAGCCATTGTTTAAGCTGACCCACGCTTCTTCCTTTTGCTTTTCTTAGCGTAATTTGGGTCTTTACAATACTTTGATGCAGCTAGGTTTGCATATGCTGATGGGTAAGTGTCAAAAGTTCTTTTTGCCCAAGCTTTGCCTGAAGGGCATATTTTACCTTTTGATTTTGTCTTTGATCTTACTGCACCACCGTTGCCTAATTTAACAACGCACTTCATAATAGTTTTCCTAATATTTCTAAGATTGTAGTTGTGTGAGGAGTCATAAATAATATAACAATAACGGCAACCCACCCACCATTATTGACTTTTTTATCGAGTTTATCAAAACGTGCATCTAGCTTTTCCAAGGTAGCTTGAATCTGCTCATACCTCTTATCGCAAGATGCTTCATGTTTTTCTAATTGTCTTAAAACTTCTTCAGGGGTCATATCATCACCATTTTACTTCATTAGCCCAATAAGCTCTAGACATTTTACCTTTTTTGATATTAGGACCATGTCTTGCTACAAAAGACTTACGTTTAGCTTTCATACGTTTGGATTCACCTTTTTTAGCTTTACCCGCAGTGCCCGATAATGTTCCAACTTTTTTACCTTGTTGACCAAAACGAAGAATCTTTTCCTTGCCACCTTCACAAGCTTTTACAATATGTGATTTAGTTTTATGCTTTGGAGTACGTCTTGGTTTGTTGCATGGCATACTCTTTTTGTTTACTTTTTTAGTAGCCATTATGTTTGCCCATCATTCTTTATATAAATAAATTCTAATGATGAAGAGACATTAAAATTCACCGAACCAGAAGATGAAAATGCTCTCACCTCAATATCTGATTTTTCAGTAAACGGTGTTGGGTAAACATATAATTGGTCATGGACTCCATCAGTCAAAGTAAAACGCTCTTTAGCCTGAAAAACTTCTCCATAAGGTCTAGCCACTAAAGAAGCATTTAAAATAGCTGGAGTGTTTGTTGCTGTACCTGTAGATAAAGACATCTTAACAAGGAAAGCTGTATAGTTAGCTGGAACTGTCCAAAGACACATCAAAGTTTGATTATCTCCCTGACCATCAATAGTAAGATAAATATTAGCGGGTACACCTGTGGTTACTGTACCTGTCCCTGCATAAATTATACCTGCATTTTCCCCACCACTACCTGCACTTCGTACAATACCACGATTAATTCTTAGGTATGATTTTGTTGTGTTTACAGGAGTTTGACCATTTAAAGTAACTACTTCATTAATCTCATTATAATCTGCATCTAATCCAGAAACTTCTACAGTTCTAGCACCTGTACCAGCAGAGGTATCATTTGCATCACTACTAGATACTGTCATAACGGAAGCAGAAGGTGGATAAGCATATAATCCTCCTTGCGACCAAATTGTTTCTTTAGAACTACCAACTACAGCATTATAACCAAATTTAAATTGTAGGTTATGGTAAGAAATTTGTCCCCTAGCTACTTGAAGCTCGAAAGGTTCTGTTGTCCCTACTCTAGAAACAGAAGAAACAATAGCCACTATGCAAAGAAAACAGTAACGCCATCACAAGCAGTTAAATCTAAATATACATCTGTCTCAAACAATATTCCGTTCTCAGGAATATTCAAAGAATGTACATCGCTTGTGGTGTAAGTTAAGGATAGCTTTGTTGTGCCACCAGAACCACCGTCTTTTAAAACTACTGCAGGGGAACCAGAGCCAGAAGTGTGAACAACTAATTGTTTTACTCTAGCCCTACCACCAAAAATAGTTCCGTCAGAAGTTCTAGTTACGGCAATTACATCAGATAATGCCATGAGTTACTCCTTATGCAGTTGGTGAATCGGAACTAAGACCGAAAAATTTGAGTGCAACAACTCCACCAGCACCCGCTGTGCCAGAAATTACAACTTCAACTTCATCGGCTGTTTCTGTAGCAGCAGTAGTTGTGCCACCAGACATTCCTAAAACTCCATTACATGGAAAGAAACCTTTAAATCCTGTGCTATTAATTGCAACAGAAATACCGTCAACATATCCATCAGTATCAGCATCAGTGCCAATATCAACTAAGTTTACCGCATTAGCTGCAGCACTTGTTACAGTAATAGCAACTCCCATTGGTATAAAATTAGAAGGTATTCCAATAGAAGACTCTTTGTGGTCTGTACCCGAAGAAGCAATAGTAATGCTTGTTGAGTAAGTAGACAAAGTCATATCATTAGTTAATCCACCTGTAGTTGAATTTTTAATGATAGTTTTAAATCCATTTTCAGAACGAACTGGACCATTAAATGTAGTGTTAGCCATTATATTTCCTTTTGTAGAAGGTTTGCCTTTGTTATCTCTACAACGTCTGCTAGGTCAGTTAACAAAGAAAAAATCCTAGAAAATAGGGGGTTTTTACACCCCCTGATTTGGTTATGCTCCAGCAGTACCGAAAACTGCTCTCCAGTCAGATACACCAAAACTGTATCTTTCTCTAGCTTTAAACCTCATGTTTCCTGTATCAAAATCACCTTCCATGGCAGTTCTGATAGGAGTTCTTTGGAATAATTTAAAGCCGTTAGGAGCGTCAGTCTTAATGAAGTAAGCATCTGTGTCAGTCAAGAAGTGGTTTACAACCGCTCCGTCAGGTAACATACCCATTGACTTCATAGCGTTTACATCATTGTCTGCTGTTCCCGGTCTTAGAGTAGAGTTTAAAACTCTTTCAGCAATAAATTGCAACTCTTTAGGAACAATTAGTTTTGTTCCTCTAACCGCAATCTTTAGACCTCTTTCGTCTGTAAGACCAGCAATATCAATCAACATTTGCTCAAGTGAAGTTTCATTCAAATCAGCAGCAGTAGATAATTGATTTCTTTGGTTGCCAGACAAAGAAGGGTGAGCAGATGAACAAAGAGCAGCACCGTCCCCGACAGGGAAAGTAGTATCAAACGCATTGTTTAAAATTGCTGCAGCTTTAATCTGCTTTGTTTGTGACATTGAACGAGCAAGGGCTTTTGTATATCTAGACGCAAGTCTGTCATACAAGTTATCCTCAATTGCTTCTTCAGTAATACTGAAAGCTAGTGCAATTGTCTCGTGTGTATATCTAGAGGTGTAAGTTTCTTGTGCATCGTCAAAAGATATAGCACCACCCTCACCTTTAACAGGTGCGGTACTAAATCCAGAAAGCATTACCTCTTCCTCGAAAGCACGGTCTGAAGACTCTTCATCGAAGATTTCAGCGTGTTCGTTATCGTAGCGATCGTACTCAAGTCCAAATAAGGCATTTAGACCCGGCTCCAGCTCTTTCGCTAATTGTGCTCTTGAAATAGCCATAGTTTATCCTTTCCTAAATACCAGTTGAATCTGCTGTAGTCTGTGAATCAGAGCTAGAAGCAGGTGAATTAAAGTGGAAGTTAAATCTTACTACAAAGTTAACACCCGCTGCGTCATAGTCAAGATTAGCTATATCTGTAGTTAATCCGACAATTCTCATAGCAAGAGTCGCTGTTGTAGCAGCTGTACTAATATCTAATTGTCCAGTAGAACGACCATTATCTGTAGAACCAGAAGTGGCTGTAGCTAAAGAACAGTTAGAGAATACGTCAGCTAGTGCTGTTGCTCTGTCTGTAACAGACTCGTCAGCAGCTACCATGTATAACTGATTAGGGTTGTCAGCAACAAAAGCTTTGACAGGAAAATTTGTGTCAACGCTTACGTTGTTAGAACCCGGCCAATAATTTTTGAAAACAGTCTTCTTAGAAGCTGAATCCACATATTCAACGCCCATTAGGACACCTAAAAATGGAACAGTACCACCGTTTGCTGCACCAACAATATCAATTACACCTGCTGCTAAAGGAATTACAGGTGAATACTGATAAATAGCATTTGTATTGTTGTTCGCAATTTCATACTGAGTTACCCCAGTTGAATTTGTTGCACTGCCATTTAGACCTATTGGACGAAGACCAAAAGATGTATCTTGATTTGCCATTTAAATCTTCTCCATAAATAAATTAATCTTTTCGAGCACCCCCAAAGGAAACTCGACTTTGACGGTCAGGTTTACTGATCGTCATGGTTGAATGTGCATTTTCTCTCATCATATCTTGGTCAACAGCGTTTTGTTGGTCTGTATTTCGTTGTGCAAAATAATCAGTCCTTTCCTTCACTGTTTCTAAAGGTATACGAGCTAAAACTAGTCCGCCAACACCGAAAACCCCTTCAAATTTCCCTGAATCAATTACGGGAGCTTCAAAATCAGGATACTCATCTCTTCGAACAAGTTCATAACCTTCTCGAATTCTTGCAGAAATATTTTTACGGTCATCAAAACCTCTTACTTCTGCTCGTATCCAACGATGTTTAAAACCCTCTGGTGCAGGGGGAGCATCCAACATTGATGGTGGAGCCCATGGTTTTCTTTTGGCTGTCTTTTCTCTAGAAGAATTCGTTCTAGGAGATCGTGCTATCCCTTCAAATTTTTTTGTATCTGTCTTTGCTGTCATATCATTTCTCCTTAATTTCTAACGTATTTTGCGTATTCTTCTAACGGCACACCCAACTTTTTGGCTATTTGCACTTGGCTAGGGGTGAGTCTAACCTTTCGATTGCGTCCATTAGACGTTGGTGCAGTCGATGAACGGGAAACTCCCGCCACAGACTGAGTAACTTTTTTAGGTGGTGTCTCGCTTTCGACATCACCATCAAATTCTCTTGGAAACCTATCTCTAAGTCTCCTATCCAACTCATTATAGTATTCATCGGACTTGCCGTCAAATCCTTCGTCCTCAATTAATCTTTTATGAATACCAAAAGCGGCATAAGTCATTGCTTCATCTTGACCAAACCACTTATTTCTAGATGCCCAGTCTTCAGCTTTTGGATCAGCTTTTTTAGGAGCTTGTTGCTGTTGAGTTTGGGGTTGTTGATAAACAGGCTGTTGCTCTTCTTGTTGCTTTTCCTGTTCTTCTCTTTGTTGTTGAGCAACTTTAGCTTGATCGTACCTATCTTTAGCCACTGCAAGTTGAGTAAGTCTTTGTTGGGCAGAAACAGTAGCGTCCGCATCTCCAAGCTCTACAGCTCTTTTAAGATCAGCTTCAACTTGTTTTTGCTCTACTTCTAAACGACCACCATATTCGGTCATATAACCTTGGTCTAAGCTTTTGAGCCTTTGCTTGATTTGGCTCGATTCGTCTTGGACTTGTTGAGCGTAACGTATCGCTTCTTCCCTCTGCCTTTCAGCTTCACGCATTTTTTTCGTAAGTTTATTAATGCGATTCTGAACAGAGTCCGTATACTGATCGTGCTCATCTTTCTTTTGAGGTTTTTCCACCTCAACTTCAGGTTTCTCTTTAGTCTGCGACTCAATCTTGGTAGTTTTTTTAGATGTCTTCTCATCTTCCTTAACTTCAACCTCAGTGTCTTCATTTGTTTCCAATTCCAACTCTACTTGTTTATCGTCTGTCTGTATTTCTGCCATTTTCTATCCTCTAAAAGCTAACAATATCATCAGGGTTTTTAATTGATGCTAAAACCTCATCATCATTTAATAATCTAACTTCCCCACCATCTATACGAAATCTAGAACCTGCGTATCGAGGAAAGATAATCCAATCTTTTTCTTTACACCATCCTCCGTTGGGAAATTTTTCTTCGTCTTTATAAGCTAAGTTTCCTAGCTTTAAAACATAGCCAACCACAGTTTGTATCTGTGTATCATCTAAAACTTGTGTTGGAATATGTAAACCACCTTCTGTCATGGCTTTACCTCTGTAAGGTAATACCAAGATACGCCATCCAGTTGGACTAGGCATACGCTCTAAAAGACTATCGGTAACTTCAGAAGGGTCTAGAACGACTTCTTCTTTAGGTTTATATAGGGGTGTTACGTTCTCTTTTTTATCAGTCATCAAATTGCTCCTGTTTATCCAGCAGGCTCGAGAGTTCCTGCGAAAGGTAATTTAATGCAGTAAGTTCACCCATAAGTTCCCTATACTGCTCCATGTTTTTGACTCCATTGTGTTCTAATACATCTAAAACGCTACTTCGTCTTTCTTTTATCTTCTTTTGCACAAACTGTACAAAGTCAATTTCGCTCATATCAGAGTATTCTTACAATAAAAGATAAAAGAATACCATATCTTATACTAAATTGGAATTTATTTCAAAGTGTGGACCATCAATAAATGGTCTTTTACCTTCTTTTCTCCTTGTATCAATATAATCATTCATTGCTTCTTCCATAGTACCTTCCCAATCAGTAATGTTTCTAATATGCCAAGATGCTCCCCAAACAATCGGTACACCATATTCAATGGCTCCTTGTTTCATTGCATCAGCAATATCATCATAAACCTTTAGTTCCCAACATCCTCTTCCACCAACATATGCCATCAGATCAACAGCTAACCCTTTTAAGTGTTTACTGTTCATTGTTTTTGATGCACCTGCGGCTACAAGCTCTTTTTGTTTTTCTAATGTTCTAACACCTTCGATAACACCAAAATCTACTTTGGTAACACCTATGGCATACTTTACGACTTTAATTAAGTCGGGGTCTACGCTATCCAATCGGTCTAATGATCTTTGTGATAATTTAAAACTCATTTAGTTAATCCTTTACTTTTTTCAAAAGTTCTTAATCCACCTAATCCCAACATACCTAACAACACAGTCATCAAACTATCCATATCAAATTTAGGTAATTGATCTATTGTAAAGGCTTCTGTTGGAAAACTTGCTAGAATAAAAACAACAATAGGGTAAAGAATAAAATGATAAGCTAACGCCACACCACATACCCAACCAATAAATGGTCTCCATCCTGCAACAAAAATACTGCGATGCTGTGCTTCTGCTTTATTGACATCTACTTGTGCCATATTGCTTTCATGGGCATGTTTTTCTGCCATTGTAGCAATATCATGGGCTAATTGATTCTTTTGGTCTTTATCTTCGATAAATTTATCCAACAATCCTGCCACGGGACCGATCAAACTTTTTAACATGTTGTCTCCTAGAAAAAGGGTAAGAATCCACCTATACCAGAACTAAAAGAACCCTGAAATGGATAACCATAAACAGGTGGCATATAGCGATTCATCATTTGTTGTTGATAGTATTGGTTTTCTTTAGGTAAATACATTTGTGGGTAGTTACCATAAAATGAAGGCTGTTGAGTATTCTCTTGATTAAATACTCCTGTTTGTAAACTACCTAACTTATCTAATCGGTTAGTTAGTCCAGAAAACTTATCTTCCAACGAACCCAACCTTTGTTCCATTGTTTGTTGTGGTTGTGGCATTTGTGGCTGTGCCATCATCGGTTGATTTACCGTTGGCATCTGCATGGGCATATTAAATTGTGGTGCTAAATCCATTATCGTGACCTACTCATATACGCTGTTGCTCCAAAGTAAAAACCTACAATGGATGCTTGTCCTAAATAAAATAATCCTAATAAATCAGCTAATGCTGATACTCTTGTTTCTGACACAAGAGGTAAAAATAACAAAAAGCAATCATACTACCAATAGCTGTCCAAGACATCTGTTTTTGAGCGTGACTTTTCTCTTCTCGTAACTCAAGCTCTATCATTTCTTTTGACTTTGCTATTTCTGCATCGTCTACTGTGCCATCGTGATTTAAATCAAACTCATTGTAGCGACTTTCAGGCTCTAGTTTTTTTACCATTCTTCTTTTTTCCCGCATTATCTAATGCAATAGCTACAGCTTGTTTTTGCTTATATCCTTCTCCAATAAGTTTTTTAATATTTTTACTTATCGTTTTTTCCGATGATCCACTCAATAAAGGCATCTATTTTTTTCTCAACAACTAGTATAACGCCCAGAACGGAGAGCAGCACCCATTCCTCGCTTTTGTCCAGTAACTTTCTTACCGACTGCCGTATTTGGTGTAGCTTCTTCGATACATTGTGCATAGGGTATTGATCCTTGTCCTTGAATTTCAGCGACTTTACTTGGAGCGGGTGGCTCTTGTATTGGTGCACCTAAAATTTTAACTTTTGAATGTTGTGGCATAATTATTTTCCTTTATTTCGTTGTTTAATCATTTCTCTTTGATTGGTAGCTTGTATTCTTTCTCTAGCAATATTCGTTTGAGTATCTATTCTTTCATCAAACTGTCTAGACCTTTCTGCCATTTTTTGTCTTTCGAGTTGAATCTTCGCTTGATCATTTAAAGCATCTGCTTGAGCTTGTTGCTGTTTAATACCTAATTCTTGCTGTTTTAGAGCAACAACAGGGTCAGCACCTTGCTCTCCACCACCTGCAATTTGTGCACTTAACATCTTAACATTCTGCATTTCTTGAGCAATAATCTGTGCGGTCATTGCTTCATACTCAATCATCTGATCTTCTGTTGGAGATAGACCTTGATTTTGTTGCATAAACAATATCATTGTCTGCTCTTGTGCTTTAAGTTTAGCATGTTCCATAACGTGCTTTTGTAAATCAATCGCTACCTTTGGACTAGCTAAGGCTAATGGAGAAGAACCAAAAACTAAATGTGCCATAATATGGGCATCGTGATCTTGTCCTTCAAAAGCTTTTAATTCTGTATTCTCTAGTGCATCAATGTTTTCTTGAGCAGGGTCTTTTGGTATTGGCTCATCTGATGATGGTGCTCTAAGAATCTTATCAATGTCTCTGACACCTAGTGCTTCATACATTCTTCTGAAAGCTTCATACATGTTATGTAGTTCAGGTGCTTGAGCAGCTAATTGCATTTGTGTTTGAGCTAAAGCAATACGCTGTGCTTGAGAAAATATGTTTGGATTTGAAACAGGAATAATATCTACCCTATCGTCAAAGTCCGCTGCCATAACCGACTGCTCTGCGTTTTCAATACTGTAAGGATATTCTTGTGGTAAATACTCAGACATTACTTTTGCAAGAAGTTTAAACTCTTGTTTCATTGCATAATGTAATCTCTTATGTATGGCACTCATAACTCTTGTGCCTTGCTCTAACATTGCAACAGTTGTACCAACGGCTGCTTGTTGATTACCGTCTCCTACTTTTAAATCAGTAATGGTTGCAAACCGTTGTCCTGCCTGAACCACAAAACCAAGTAACTGGAACAGCGTTGAATCTGGTCCCTTAAATGGTAATGGCATCAAGCTATCACGAATCGCTCCACCGGGTGCGTCTACATCTCTAAACTCACCGGGTTGTAGTGGGTCACTGTCATCTCTAATACGAAGTCCCCGAGCTTTGAATCCTGCGGGTAGATTTGATAACGTACCTGCATCTATGAGTTGTCTCAAAGCTGCTGTGGCAGTTCGGGAGAGTCCACCAATGGTATGAATTAAACCTAATCCATAAAATCCAAAGCCGGGAAGAAACTTGTAATGCACAAAATACTGTATCTTTTTCTTTTGTGGATCATCCTCTTTGTAGTTTCTTCTTATTGATAAAATTTGACCATTGTCTTCACTTACTGTGACAACATAGGGCACTTTAATTCCAGTTGGTTCTCCATCCTCGTCTTTATCTTCATAACCTTTGAGGTCTAAATCAACATGACATTCAAGCAATGTACAGTCATAGTCAATATTACTAGGCTGAACGCCATCAATATAATCAATTTCATTGGACACACTATCAGTTGGGTTCTGTGCAGGATGCACGGGGATATCTCTATAAAAACCACTAATTTGTTTCTTACGAAGCTCATTTAAGTCCATTCTAACGACTTGCGTAATATTTGGGCAAGTATCTAAATCATTAGCTTCATAAGGCACAACTAAATGCTCGGCTGGAACAAACTTACTAACAGCTCTTTCCATTCCGTCATCATAATAAACTTTCTTGAAAGTTGATCCCGCTAATGGAAGATAAAATAACATCTGGTCAAACTCTGGAGTATATTCTTCCATGACATTAGTCATATAGAAATTCATAAACTCTCGAACTCTTTTAGCTTGTTCTTCTTTCTCTTTAGTGGGAGTCCCCATAATGGTTGTCCTAACTGGACCCATTGGAGGTAATAATTCATTAAATGCTTGAGCTTGAAACTGTGTGGCAGCTTCAGCTAACAATGGATGCGTTACACCTGTCGCTCCTCTGAAAGGTTGGGTACGTTCTTCGTAATTAAATCCAAGGAGTTCTAATCCATTAGCATACGCATCTTCCCAATCTTTACGAGAAGACTTGTTTGCGTCATATTCACTGACTAAATCAGAAGATAATCGACCTAATTCACTGTCATCAATTTCTGTTGCAAGGTTTCTGTAAAACTCTCCCGTCATTGGATTGTCTTCAGCAGTGGGGTCTAAGTCAATCGTTACACCACCGTCTTCTGTCATTTCAATTTCAATACCGTCTGGAATGTCGGTCTTGAATGTTGCAGCAGGCATCTCAATTTCTAAATCTGTTTGAGCGTCCTCTACTTTTGGATCGTCAGTAACTCTTTCTATCAAAGATACTGGTGGTGGGCTTTCTGCCATACCTATCTTCTCCTTTTAGCTCGTGTATGTCCTTTGATGGCAATACCATCAATAGACTTCTTTTTCTTTCGTTTAGAAACTTCCCCACCCCTAGCCATGTACTGTTTATTTGGCTTGGTTACATCCATTTCAAATTCTTCTGGATTTTTGAAATCATCAACGATTTCTTTTCCTTTTTCAATTATAGCTTCAATTATAACAGGGGTGCGTTTTGTAAAATCCCCTTTTCCCTCTCGTTTTGCACTGTCTCTAAGAGATTTTTTAAATTTTCTATTTCTATTAACAATACTCTCTCGTTCTTCGATAGGAAAATCCATAGGGTTTAACTTTATTTTATCATATTGTTTTTGGAACTCATCATATTGTTCTTGTCGTTCCTTGCCTATTCTCTTTGCTTTTTTAAAAACTGACATTTAAATTCCTATATTCTATACCTATATTATTCTATATAAACATGTTTCTTGCAACAGAAGACAATGTTACCACACCTTGTGGCTGTTTGAACATGTTTCTCGCAATATGGTTCA